ATCTGCCTGCACTCGATGAGAACGGCAAGAGCAACTTCGATTACAAAAAGCCGTGTGAGGAAGGGTTCAGTACGGAATACTACGAGCAGAGAAGAGCGAGTTTCGAGCAGAACAATGACATGGCAAGTTGGTCGGCACAGTATATGCAAGAGCCGATAGAACGTGAGGGAGCATTATTCACACCTGAAACGATGAGGTATTACAACGGGGTTCTTCCAGAGGGTAAGCCTGACAGAGTATTCGGAGCAGTTGACGTTGCATTTGGTGGTGGCGACTACGTGGCAATGCCGGTTGCGTATCAGTTCGGAGATGACGTGTATATCGCAGATGTTGTGTTCAGTGACGGAGATAAGAGCGTAACTGAACCGATGGTTGCCGAAAAAGTAATTAAACATCGGATGACGGCATTGGAGATTGAAGCGAATGCGGGTGGAGATGCGTATAAAGAAGACGTGGAGCAGTTGCTGAAAGATGCAGGATATCGTCTGAATATTATGTCGAAAAGAGCTAATAATCAGAAAGCGAAGGAAATCCGAATACTTGATAAAGCACCCGAGATACGTGAGTTTTATTTTCTCGACAGAAATAAGAGAAGCGTTGAATATCAGAATTTCATGCAGCAGTTATTCTCGTTTACTGTGTATGGCAAGAATAAACACGATGACGCACCGGACAGTTTGTCACAGTTGTGCGAGATGATAAGGGGATCAAGTCCGATAATTAAAATCCTTGAAAAAAGGCTTTGGTAGGAATAAAAAGGGAAACGTTCCGAATGAGATAGACAGGTATTAATGTATAATTTATATTTTTGGTATGAATAAGATTTATAAGATACACTGTCCAGTATGCGAGAAAAGAGGGCGTTATAAGTGGCTGATGAATGTCAGCGAGAATGCCGTTGGAACAGTTTATCCATACTGCAAGGTGTGTAAGAAAAACATAAGAATAGATTTAAGTGCCGATAAGAGCCGATTCAGGAGGGCAAAATGATTAAACACGGCAGAAACCTGATTTTGCTGAATTACGATAAGGTTACTGACGAGAATATCGTTGAAATCGTGCTGAACGGGTATCAGCAACATATGGAAAACAGTGACGATTGCCAATATCTGATTGACTATGATAAAGGGATTATCCCCGAACTGTTGGCAAGGGAAAAGGAAGTCAGACCGGAAATAAACAACAAGATCGTAATTAACCTTGCTCACTATATTAAAAGATGGAAGCAGGGATACGGATGGGGAAATCCAATCGTATATGTGCAGAGAGCCGATATAGACGAATCAGGAGAAGACGCCTCAAAGGATGACAGACGTATCAACAGAATGAACGAACTGTTTTCCGCAGTAAGAATGGCGAGCAAGAATAGTCAGCTTGCGGACAGACTCCTGACCACGGGTGTTGGATATAAGATGATACTCCACGATAAGAGCGATAAGGGGTATTTTCACGTAGCAGTGCCAGACCCAAGGTATACGTTCGTAGTCAGAAAGGCTGACATACTGCACGAGCCGTTGCTTGCTTGTACATATGTTAACGATGAGTATGGGAATTTAAGTATTGCTAACGTATATACGGACAAGAAGGAATACACGATATGGTTTGATGAAGACGGCAACGAACATCACGAAAGCAAGCCTCACTTCTACGGAAAGATACCTATTATTCAGTACTTTAATGATGAAAACAGAATGGGTTGCTTTGAATATGTTCTGGACGCTCTGCTTGCTCTGTGCTTCGGGGTATCTGACAGAACGAATGACCTTGAGCAGTTTATAAACTCGCTGATCTGGTTTAATAATGTCGATATAGACGTTGAAAAGTTTAAACAGTTAGCAGATGTCGGGGCAATACAGACGGCTGATATGGGAAGTAAGCAGGCGAAAATTGAAATGCTTACGCAGGCACTCAATCAGACGGACGTTCAATCTCACATTAATAGTCTGTATGACTACATACTTACTATCTGTGCAATACCGAACTCAAGGAACACTACATCAGGCGGAGATACGGGAACTGCAACCTCAATGATTACAGGTTGGTCGGATGCTGAAACCTATGCGAAGAATCAGTTTGAAATTTTCGCTGACAGTGAATATGAGTTCTTGGAATTAGTGCTTAACTATATGGATAACGTATATCCAGAAGAACTTGATGGACTTGACATCTCTGATATAGGTATAAAGGCAACACGTGACAGATCACAGAGCCTGCTCGTTAAGACACAGGGATTACTCAATCTGCTGAATGCGGGTATTCATCCTAGACATTCAATCAGTGAAATTGAACTGTTCCCTGACCCGAATCAGGTATATGAAGACAGTATTCCATACCTTGAAAAGTGGAAAGCCGACACTAATAATGCGAAAGGTGCAAGACCGGAGCAGACAGAGGCTAGGGATAATCACATAGATGGTGGCGATGAGGAAAGACACGTTGACAGTATGACAGAACATGCGGTAATTTCGGTGGGATAATTTCCTACCGATTAAATATATCGTGAGAGAACACGTTAAAACCCACCATACAGAGAAGTATTCAAAACCCGAAAGGAGGCTACATGCCGAACTATTTAAAAAAGTTATTAGGAAGCGACTTTAAGGACGAAATGACAATGGATGACATTGCCGAAGCACTTGAAAAACAGAATTTAGTACCTAAATCGAAGTTAGACAAGGCACGTTCGGAAGTTGCAGACCTGAAAAAGCAGGCAAGACAGACATTAAGTGAGGAAGAAAAGAAATCCCTCGAAACACAGGAACTGATTGAGCAGTTACAGAGTACAAATGAAACACTGAAAAGAGAAAATTCGCTTAATAAGTATACTAACCAATTCTTATCGCAGGGATATGACAAGGAACTTGCTATAAAGTCTGCGAACGCTATGCTTGACAACGATATGGACACAATATTCGAGTGTCAGAACACATTCCTCGCAAACAGAGAAGCAAAACTCAAGAAGGATATTCTTGATGGGACTACCGCTCCGAAAGTCAGCGAAGGAGATGTGAACACTGTTCAGGCAACGCAGAATAAAGTGGACAAACTGCTCGCAAGTGGCGACAGAATGGAAGCGATGCTTGCTATGGAACAGTTGCAAAATAAATAATTAAGGAGTTTAAACATGGCAGCAGTAAACACAAACTACACGCAGAGTTTCTCCGCTCTCAACTATTCGGGATTTTTATTCAATAAGGGAAACACTGCAACACCGCTTACTTCTATGATTAGCGGAAGAATGAAGACAACAAATGCAGTTGAATTTTCAACAGGAGTTGAGTTCACGTCAGGAACAGGTAGTCAGCCTGCAATCTCTGAAGACGCTTCACTCGTAGCACCTAACGGATCAACTGTAACGAGAGAACAGAAGACAAACGTAACACAGATATTCCAGTATACATACGGCGTTTCTGATGCAAAGGAAAGCAATATGGGTACAATGAGCGGAATTAATATTGCAGGTCAGCAGGCAAATCCTGTTTCTGAAAGAGTATTCCAGAGAATGGCAGTTCTTAACAAGTGTGGACAGGATATCGAATACACACTCCTCAATGGTGTATATGCAAAGGCAACCGCTGATGACGAAGTTAACAAGACAAGAGGTCTTCTGAATGCAATTGGCGAAGACACAACTAATGACATTAAGGGTGCTGCACTCACTTATTGGGATGTATGCGACACAATTAAGGCAATTGCAGACAAGAATGCACCAACTGACAACCTCGTACTTGGTGTTGACGGAGTTACAAGACTTCAGATCAATGCAGACGCTACGAAGAACGGACTTACAATCGTAAACGAAGGCAGAAATATCAATGGTATCAACGTTCTTGAATATGTAACTCCTATGGGAACTATCGGAATCGTTGACCTGAAGTATCTCCCTGCGGGAACGGCAGTTCTGTTCAATCCATCAGTACTTGCTCCTGTACATCAGTTAGTACCGGGTAAGGGTAACTTCTACGAAGAAGAACTCGCAAAGCTCGGAGCGGGAACAAGATATCAGATTTTCGGACAGTTAGGTCTTGACCATGGTCCTGCTTGGTATCACGGAAAGATTACAGGTATCGCAACTACATTTACACATCCAGAATAAAAACTAACAAGGGGGATAAGGTATGACACAGTTAGAGAAACTGAAGGTTTATATACCTGAAGAGGAAAACGAAAACTTGCTTGAATTGTTACTAGAGGACGCCGAAGAGCTTATCTTATCCCGTAGATACCCCTTCAGAGAAGAGGCTAAAGAGTACGTCCTCGAAGAAAAGTTTCTGTCATTACAAGTAAAAATAGCGGTTGAAATGTATAACAAGATGGGTGCGGAGGGGGAAACCCAACACACCGAAAATGGAGTAATGAGAGTTTGGGAAAAGGCAAATGTCAGCAACAATTTGCTTGAACAGATTATACCGATGGCGAGTGTACCTGTATGAGAGATGCTTATATAAACCAAACGAAAATCTATTACTCCTTACTTGTTGACAGTGAAGAAACCGACAAGTACGGAAATAAAAAGAAAGTTTACACCGAACCTAGAGAGTGGCGAATAAGTATCTCTCCGGGTGCAGGTAAGCAGAGCGGAGCGAGCGAATACGGCTTCAACGTTGACTACGATAAAGAGATGGTTACCTACAACAAGAACTGTCCGTTTGACGAATATACAATCCTATGGATAGATGGCATACCAATTACAGAAGAGGCTAACGGAAGAATCATAAAAGTGGCAAGAACAAACAATTCAATAAGGTATGCCGTGAAAATGGGCAATGTTAAGAAATATTCGGATAGATATCAATAATCTGTCTACGATAGATTCTGCGATAAAAGAGCTTGAAGAATATCGGGATAGTCTGGATGGGAAACTTGATGATATCGTAGACGAGTTGAGGAACGAGGGCGAGATATACGCAAAGAATCAAGTTCAGGAAATGGATAATTGGGGAACTCTTGGCGAGTTAGTAAATTCCATCACTTCAGATCATGATGGAAAAGCAAGTGCGAAGATATACCCCACCATATATTGGGCAAAGTACGTTGAGTTTGGAACAGGCTTAAAAGGGTTAAGCCACTCACATCCACTGCCACCGGGCAATTGGGGGTACAGTGCAAAAGGATGGTGGTATCCTGCCAAACCTGATACCCCAAACCCGAAGACTATGATGTTTCCGTGGGGATTCTATGCTTGGACTTGGGGGATGCCCTCTCGTCCGTTCATGTGGAACACTGCGACTTGGTTGTATATACGAAAAAATGAAGTAATAAGGGAGTTTTTTAAATGATTAACAAGCGAGAAGAAATATTAAGTGGACTAGCAGAAGTAATCAGATCGGAATTTCCTGATGTTACGTTCGTAGATAAGGAAGAGTCGAGTGATCCGCCTGTTTTTCCGTATGTAGTCGCAAAACAGACTTCAAACAATGTACTTGACAGACATTCAACATTCAACAATCTTGAAAATGCGGTTGCAGAGGCTTATCAGATGCAAGTTTATGACTATGACGAAAGCACTATAACCGCAATAATGGACATAGCAAACGAGTATATGCTCGAAAGAGGGTACAGGCGTAACTTGTATGAACCGATACCGAACTACGCTGACACCTCGATTAACAGATACATTGCAGGGTGGAGAAACTTTGCAGTGATTTAAAAAAAAGAAGTGCCAAAGAGTGCCTATAAAAAACTTTTATAGGAGGCTTACAATGGCTTTAACAACTTTAGGTGTTCATATGGGATATGCTACAACGAAGACGGCAACATCTTTCGAAGACATCCCAGGACTCAAGAGTATTCCTTCACTTTCTCCTGCTCCGGACGCACTTGAAAGTTCAACTCTTGCAGAAACCGAATACAAGACATACGAAGAAGGATTAAAGGATTTAGGCGGAGCGTTAGAATTTACTTCTAATTTTGACAACGATTTTGTAACCGCTTGGGAAGCAATGATAACCGCACAGAACGGAACAGATGGCAAGAAACTGTTCTTCTGTGTTGCACATCCTGACCTTGACAAGGCAGTACGTTTCGAAGGTAAGGCAGCGAAGTTAGGTCTTCCGGAAACGGGTGTAAATGCGATTTGGGAAGCAACTGATTATATTACCCCTACGGGAGCTCCTGAATTTATCGACAGACCTGACATCAAGAGCGGAAACACAATAATAATCAATAAGAAAGGCTCAAGTGCTTCGCAGGGTTAATCCTTAACAATTATTAATAAGGAGAAACAACACTATGGGAAAAAGAATTGAATTTGATTACAAGGAAAAGCATTACATTTTAGAGTATTCAAAGAGAACAGTTAAAATCGCAGAAGAAGAAGGATTCAACTTTGACGATCTCGCGAAGAAGCCTCTCGCAATGATTGAGATACTTTTCAGATGTGCCTTTTACAAGAATCATAAATCAATTCAGTTTAATTCTGACATCGCAAACGAGATTTGGGATAGTATTGATGACAAGACAGGACTTCAGGAAGTTCTTGTTGAAATGTACTCCGAACCCGTTCAGCAACTGATATCGGGGGAGGGTCAGACGAAATGGAAGATAGTCGGATAAACGAAGGGGAAACCCTTTCGTTTTCCGACTTTTTAGAACGTTCATGTATTGAATATATGGCAATAGGGATGACTTATGAGCAGTTTTGGGATGGCGACAATGACGCTCCCAAACTGTTCAGAGAGGTCTGGAACAGAAAAGCCGAAATGAAGGACTATGACTTCTGGCATAGCGGACAATATGTGAATATGGCAGTTATCAATGCTATATCACGTATGGGCGAGTCCGAAAGGGATATTATTCCTTATCCTGAAAAGCCGTATATAGAACAAGAACGTGAAAGAAAAGATATGGAAAAGCAGAGAGATTACAAGGAAAAGGAAGCACTCGCTGCCCAACAGTGGATGAACGATCTTGTAAGACTCTATGCGGACGTGCCAAAAGATAGTGCCTAATAACAATAAGGAGGCTGACAATGGCACTTGACGATTTGACTATAAGTTTGACCGGCGATAATTCGAGTGCGGTCAATAGTCTGGAAGGTGTTATTTCTGCTCTTGATAAGTTAAGAACGGCTGCAAGTGTTTCGGGATTATCTGAAACGGCTGCCTCATTAACTGCTATAAGTCAGGCTTCGTTGCAGTTGGGAGAATCTACCCCGATAGTAACGCTTGCGGACTCTCTTGCAAGGCTCAAAGAGGTTGGAAACATCAAGATGACAGGTACTGTCAATCAGTTGAATAAATTGGTTGAAGTGTCAGGACTTTTGAAAACCTCGATGACAGACTCGGGATTTGCAACGAACATCAAGTCAGTTGCAGACGCTTTAAAGCCTCTTTCCGAGTTAGGCAAGAGCAACCTCGGAAGCACGTTAAATGCGTTACAGAAACTACCTGAAGTGTTTGCCACATTAAAGACAGTGGATATGAGTTCGCTCGGATCGACAGTTTCTGAATTGGCAACCGCTTTAAATCCGCTCGCTGATAAGATGAATGCAATAAGCAGTGGATTTTCTGCACTGCCACAAAAGGTTAACAAACTTGCATCAGGATTTAATCAGGCGGGTGCGTCACAGAACTCGTACAAGAACAGTACAAAGGGATTGATTGATATGCTCGGAACGTTCAGAGCAAAGGCATTAATCGTACTGTTCGTATTCCGTAAATTGAGAAATATTTTCGGATCACTTACGCAGGCAAGTAACTCTTATGTTGAAAACCTCAACCTGTTCAATGTATCTATGGGCGAGTTCGCTGACGAAGCAACCAAGCATATGAACAGAGTTACCGAAGCTCTCGGATTGAGTAAGTCTGAATGGATGGCAAATCAGGCGGTATTTCAGCAGATGGCAACGGGATTCGGTATCAGTGGCGAAAAGGCTGAAATTATGTCGAGAAACCTTACGCAGTTAGGTTATGACTTGAGTTCATACTTTAATGTCGATATCGACACCGCAATGCAGAAGTTACAAAGTGGTTTATCTGGTCAGATAAAAGGACTTAAGGCATTCGGTATCAATGTAAGTAATGCTGCAATTCAGGAAACTGCACTCGCATATGGGGTTAACCATACAACGTCAGAAATGAGTGAAGCGGAAAAGGCTATGTGGCGTTACGTTACGATTATTGAACGTTCAAGAAATGCTCAAGGCGACTTGGCAAGAACGTTGGTAACCCCTGCCAATGCGATGAGGGTATTCGGTCAGCAGGTTAACATACTGAAGACACAGTTAGGTAATCTTGTAACGATACTGCTTGCAAAAATCATTCCAGTTATTCAGTTATTCGTTCAGGCTATAAGCAAGGCGGTAGGATGGTTAGCAGGACTTCTCGGATTCAAACTTCCAGAGATTGACTATTCGGGAATGTCGGCAGGAATGAAGGACGTTGCAAACTCCGCTAAAGATGCAGGCGGTGGAGCGGGCAAATTAGCAAACGGCACAAACAGAGCAGCGAAAAATACCAAGAAGACAAAAGAAGAAATCAAGAAGTTAAAGAAAGAACTTCTCGGATTTGATGAAATAAATTTATTAAGTTTTTCAAGAAACAAGCCGAACAATGACAACGGCAACTCCTCTGGCGGTTCAGGAGGAGGAGGTGGCGGAGGTGGCGGTGCTTCTGGTGGCGGAAGCGGTGCATTACCGGACATTAAACTCCCCGAATATGACATGCTTAAAGGCTTGGAAGATCAGTTCAGCGGACTTAAAAAGGAAATGGCTGATCTGTTCGCTCCGGTTAAGAAGTCATGGGACACATACGGAGAAGCGGTTGCATATAGCATTCAGACGAAGTACAAGGTTATTAAAGATGTACTCCGTGGTGTATATGACAGTTTCAAAAAGGCTTGGACAGGTGGACGTGGCGAAAGGATTACTAACAACATCCTCAACACGATAATCCACATTAATGAAATAGTAAGTTCATTAGGAATTGCATTCTTACAGGCGTGGAAACATGCAGGTAATGGCGATAGAATAATGGACTCACTGTTAAAGATATTTGAAAGTTTAACTTTCTATGCAAGGAAAGTCACAGGTGGTATCAGGGATATCATCAGGAATGCGGACTTTGCTCCATTAATGAGTGCATTTGCAGATTTATCTGAAAGTGTTGCAAATCTTGCGGATAGTGGCATGAGAACACTTGTAGACATTTTCCTTAAGGTAGCAAAAGCGGTAGTATTCCTCGCAACGAAAGCTCTTCCGCCATTATTGGAAGTATTGAGCAAGGTTGCTGATTGGTTCGCTAAACATCCATACTTGTTCCTCGGATTCGCAGGAACTGCGAAGGTTGCGGGAATAGGACTTGGAGTTGTTAAGGGTAAAATTGGAGAGCTTGTCGCAAAGAACAGTTTACCAATGCTTGCTAGTGTTCTTGAAACAGTTAAGATAAACCTCAAGCCGTTAGCGGGTATGGCTATGGACTTTGTCAAGGAGTTTACCCCTCTCGGTGGCGTGATTGAAAGTCTTGGTTCAATGTCCGGTTTAACTATTCTGTCAGCAGGCTTAATTATGGCAACACCGCTTATGGCAGGTCTGTATCTGAAGTCGAGGGCAGCAAAGACAGAAGTTGGACAACTCGGTAAGAAGTGGAAAGAGATTGACACGAAGAGAAAAGACCTCGAGGTTATGTACGCCCTGGAAACTGATCCGAAGAAGAAAAAAGCACTTCATAAGGAACTTCAGAAGTACAGAAAACAGACTATCGACATCAAGGCTCAAATCAAGCTCAAGCAAGGTCAGAAGGCAAAAGAAACGAAGAAAATCACAAAGATTGCTGACTCCTACAAGGCGAAGATCCCGATGGACATGCAGTTAAGACAAGGCTCAATAAAGGGCAGTGTCAAGAAGACTCGTGATGAGGCTCGTAAGATTGCACAGGGCAAGCCGATTGAACTCAAGGCGGTAATCGAAAAATTCAGCAAGATGAAAGATAAGCTAGTCGGAATAAAAGATTCTGCAAAGAAGTGGTTTAAAGACCATCCGATTATATCAACAGTTCAGGCTTCGACATACGAAAGCGGAGTCGGTAAAGACCTCAAGAATCAGAAGAAAAAAGCAAATGGATGGCTGAAGACGAACCCTCTGAAGTGGAAGAACCAACTCGCACAGAAGATCGGTTGGCTGAAAGAACAAGCACAAAAGGCGAGAAAGGCTGCACAAGATTGGATTAAGGATCACTTGCCGAAGTTTAGTTTTTCAGTAATAAGTCCTACGGAACTGTATAAAAAAATAAAAAAGGTTGTTAACGATGCGAAAGCAAAGGTTAAGAAGAAACTTTCCAACATCACTCTTAACTTCAAAGTAAAGATGGAAAGTCTGAAGGATTGGATAAACACGAAAATTATCCGTCCGCTGAATAACGGAATTGCGAAAGTACCGGGGTTAAAGAAGGTAGTTCATATCCCCGAACTGCGAGCCGAAGGTGGTTATGTCAACGCGGGACAGATGTTCATTGCCCGTGAAGCAGGACCAGAAATGGTCGGTACTATCGGCAACAAGAATGCAGTTGCAAATAACTCGCAGATCGTAACGGCAGTTAGTGAAGGGGTTAGAAATGCACTGTTGAGTGTTATGAGTACGGACAGTGGACAGAGTGCAGGCTCGCAGACGATTAACCTTGTGGTAGACGGAGAAGTACTCGCAAAAGTGGTTAATAACTACAATAGCGGTCAGCAGTTAAGATATGGAGTTTAGTTATGGACAATGTATTAGGAAAAATTGTATATATTGAACATCACGGAACTGCGAAAGTACAAAATGCAGGTAGTTCTAAAACCCCTAAAACGGGGTGGGGTGCATATAGCAAGAAAAACAAACTCGATAAAAAATATCATTCTATGGGCAAGCAGACTAAAAAAACGAGTGATGGATTGACAACCATAACTTATACAAGGTATAAAAGGTGGTCTGTGAAAAATAAAAACCCTGACGAGATAGATGTTAAGTATGGCACTAAAAAGCATAGGCATAAATACTATTATTATGATACTGCTCATATAGCGGATGGATTTCTAACCTCATTGAGTGGAGATTATGCGACTACGGCAGGCAATATTTATACAAATTGTTACTTTTGTGATTCTGCGACAGGTATTAGTGGGATAACGGGGGCAGGAACATTTCCTACCCCTTCCGTATGTGATATTTCGTTCCAGGATATTGACGTTGAAAAAGATGATGAAACGAAAAAGAAAAATGTCACAGATGTAGGTAGAGGTCCGAGTGGATACCTCACAAGAAACAGAGTTCGTGCAAACGTAGTTAAGATAGAACTTGAATGGTATTTTCTGACCGCTTCTCAAGCAAGCAAGATTCTCCAAATATTGTCATACGGGAAAGCGACAAACAAGGGCGATGCTTGGTTACTTGTATGTTTCCACAATCCATACACAAATGCAATTATAAGAAAAAAAATGTATGCGGGCGACAGAAGTTTATCGGCAACATACAGAGGAAACTATACTAGTTTGAAAGTGAGTTTAGTCGAATGGTAATGAAAATCAATTTTGCAGATAATTTCGATTTATATGACATACCATCGGAAGAAGGTAATCCATATGTTGCGGACATAAGGCTTAAAGATTCAACGTCATTATCGAATGAAATCACGCTCGGAACTGCGGTAAGTAAACAGTTATCATTTACTATTTATAACCCACCTGCAACAGTTTTTGATGGACAAAAGGTTACACTATTTAAAGAAGACGATCAAATTACAGAGGCGGATATTGACCTCACAGAATATGGACTTACAGATGAAGAAGTTCTCGAGGAGGTTTTCGAACCCCTTGAGGACGATTCAACCGCTGAAATCGAACTGACCGAAGAACAAAAGCAAGCAATAATAGATCAGATAGAAGCGGAAGGCACAACGGACGATTTCTTTGTGGTCGGAGAAGACGATGAAGAAACGGGAAGCACCGAAACGATTGCTGACGAACCGACAAATGATAACTATCGTGATGAAGGTTACACAACTGAAACGGAAACTGTTGATGACGATGAAGGAATTGACAATTCTTTAGAACTAGGAGAGTTCTATATAACGAACATAGTACAGGGCGATGAGTATGTAAGCATACAAGCTCTTGACGGCTTCATTCTTATGAATGATAAATATGTTCCGACAAACACTACTGACACAGTGGAAAATATGTATACAGACTTCATTAATCAGTTGTCACAAATTGGTATTGATTGTAACGAAGAACCTGAATATCCAGACATGACAATAACTTGGAATTATGACACAACGTTCCGTGAAGCAGCAGGGTATTTTGCCGGACTCATGGGTGGATATGCGACATTTGAAAGAGATGGGTCACTAGATATCAGACAGTATATGAAGAACGATTCTGTCAACATAGTTGATGCTGATATTCATGAAATCAGGATAAATACTGATGGTGGAATTGGTATTTATATGATGAGATGTGACACAGATATCACTGCTCTTGAGAATTGGATTACAACATCAGGTACACAAGTAGGTTTTTCTATTGATTTTGTCAATCCGTTTATGACACAGACACAGTTGGATTATATATTCGAAACGTACTATGAATATCTCGAATATACCCCTGCAAGGATTGTTATGGATTGGTATGACAATGTAAGAGCGGGCGATCTGATTAATGTACGTGGTAATTGGATTTTAATAACAAATCAGACGATTGATTTCACATCAGAAACAACAACCATAGACAGTTTAGGTGTTACTGCAACGTTAAGTGATGGTCAGATTGAAAACCCGTTAACGAGAGTTATGCAGAGGACACAGAGGGTTCTGAAATCTGCGGTTGAAACGGCAGAAGAGATTGCAACCGGGGCAAGTACAATTGCAAGGGCAGTAAGTCAGCACTTCTGGTCAACGGAAGAACCGATTTATTTTTTAAGTACCGACACGGCAATAGTAAGTGGCAAGATTTACTACAAGCAGATTGACGGCGTGTGGACAACAGTTATTCCGCAGACGGGAGAAGAAAAACCATCAGAAGAGGGTTGGTACGAAAGAACCGCATCAGGTGCTTTTGTAACAGAGGCTACGCAGGAAGAGTTCGTTGAAAATCCTAGCGGAAAAAATTCCATATGGAATAGTGCGGGAATGCTCTTCAGAGATGGGTTGAAAAATCTGCTTGCAATTGTAACGGGCAATACCACAGGTGTAGCGATTTATGATGGGCAGGGCAATGACAGTACTAACGTAGTAGCGAGCTTTACCGACAACGGGGCGGTTGTTGGAAAAACTGAAGAAGGTCATATAGAAATCTCCGATAATGAATTCATTATGAAAGACAGTAAAGGCGGAGATTCGTTTAAGGTAACTCAGGACGAAGACTCCGCATCAAGTGAAACATACACAGAGAATGTTGAGGCGATAAATTCGTGGGAAGATTTTGGAAGTGGTCCTCCCGGCTACATCCCCGAAATTATGAAAGATGGTTACTCTTATTCTCTCACAAATGATTATAAATCTGATATCTCGATAGGATTTACAACCACTGTGTATTATGGCTATTACAAATCAGGTGCAAAAGTAATGTCATGGAAGGAATATTGTTCTGACACTGTAACGCTAACAGTAGGAAGTTCCTTCTCGCACGACATTTATGACGATGCCAACAACTTTATGTTTACTTATGGTGGAAGCACCTCTTTTGATAGCACTAATCTCGTTGCTACTTTAACCATTGATAGTTATTCACTAAAACCGAGCGAAGGCTGGGATAGATGGTGGTCATATGACGGGATTAGGGTCACGGTTCAGCCAATTATATCCTACAAAACTTCACTGCTTATGCCTGTCGTAACTATCGGTAGGTATGCAGACACGACAACTTATCCTGACACAGTGTTTGCAATAGGTAAATCGAAGCTGACCCCGGGGGAAAGCACAACCAATGTATTCAGAGTTGCTCGTGATGGCGAAACGAATATACAGGGAAGAGTTGCGAGCCATATTGATTTCACAGACAACGCAGGCACTTCAACATTCAGAACTACAACTCAATCCGGTTCAGTATCAATACGTGGTGGCAACAACACTGATTCTTACAAGACCGTCAGCATAATGCACTCGTTAAGTGGTTATTATCCGTTGGCATTAATAGAATATTCATTTTCAGGAAGCCATGCAACGTGGCTTAATGTGTATATACATAGACTAGTAGATGTCACGAAAGGCAGTTGTACTGCACAGATCGCAGTTAGAGATTTAACTGACGGAAATTCATACGTTACGCCATCTATTTCAACCACTGTATTGTGGGCAAAAGCTTCATAAACACAGAGCGTTTTAATTGAATAATAACACGTACCGTATTTTAAAAACGGCTTAAAACGGCTCTCATAAAGCCGATTTTCAGAAAAGAGGGGAAAATGAACATTGAGATTATAAAGAACATCGGGGCAATCCTTTCCCTTGTATTGTCCTTGTGGGCGGTGTACAAGGTGCTGATTGAACTTCAGGAGCCGAGAAAAGCACTGGAGAAGAAAGTTGAAACCTTGGACAAGTGGCACAGGGAAGACCATGACAGGATAAAAGATATGGAAGAACAACAAAAACTGATGCTCAAGAGTCTGTATCTGTTAATCGAACACGAAATAACAGGAAACGGAATCACAGACTTTAAAGAGATAAAAAGTGAAATAGAAAGGGTAATATTCTAATGTATAGAGTAACTACACCAACGCACGTGTTTGCACTGCCGATTGATACATCTGA